TGCACCACTTTCTTACCGTTAGCAACCCCTGTCCGGACTACCGTGCGTTTCGGATTCGCGTCAGTGGAGATCTGCGAAACCTTATCCGGGAGCGACTGCGACCGAAGAATCTTATCTAACCCAGATACAGCATAGAAAGGAACAGATTTCTTTGTAGATTCCTCGCTAGAGGCTGTTTTCATCAAATCCTGATGCTCTTGCGCTCGGATACGAGCAGCTCTCCTAGTGAGATCAACAAGTATCCTAAGTTCCGCTAAAGTCAAGTCATCAATCTCACCGGATTCTGCCCTCCCAGCAAGTTCAGATTCCTGCTGAGTTATTGATCCTTGCCCTTCAAGTGCTTTACGAGCGTTAACCAATCCTTCAGTTAACGCTCGGATTACTTTCCGTGTCTCTTGTACCTTGACACTTCCCCCAGAGGGGTCTAGCAACTGGCGCACCTTCATGGAGGTGGTAGTCAATGGGCCGGCCATAACGCCGCCAGTGTTCAGTGCCTGTTCTATCCGATCCGCTATATCATACATACGGACAGCGCCTCTAGCGGCAGTTCTACTTTCAGCCATGATCGGGCCGATTTCTTTAGCCGCACTTTCGCCCATCTTTACTTCGATCTTGGGTAGAGTGATGTTGGTTCCTACGGGTTTTGTTTTACTTGTGACTTCAGCCGCCAGATACTCTTTCATCTTAGCTATGAAAGCTGGCGTACCGGGTACAAATCCTGCGTCCACAAGTTGCTGCCCATAAGAGCTAAGTTTCTCCCTCTGAGACTTAGACATCTCAGTAATAGCGCGCTGCCAATCCAGTTCTTCTTGCGCCGCAACCCTAGAAGTCGATGCTCTCTTAGCTGCGGTGTCTTCTTTTTTAAGTTCTACGTCTTGTGCAAGCCGTGCCAACATGAACTTCATGCGCGGGTCTTGAATCGCTGCCGCCCTAGCGTAGATCGCTTTAGGGTCAGTGAAATCGATACCTGCGACTGCTGCTTGCTGCGCTTCAGCTTGATCCACTGCCGGATTACGCATACCGAACGCCGGGGCTACTGCTCCTGCCAGTTGGCCTGCGCCTTCGAACATACCCATAGCCGCACGCTGGAGCGGCTGCATCTGCGCGTAGTTGTACGCACGATTAGCAAGCGCTTCGTTCTGTTGCTGCTGCACCTGTAACGGTGTGGGGCCGAACAAGCTAGACATCACATCATTAGCCATACTAATACCCTTTCCCACCCAATAGCGTCAGTAACTGTTGATTCTGCTGGTTCTGCGCCTGTTGCGCCTGCATGTTGCCGAGCGCTGTACCAACACCTGACAGCGCTGCGCCCCACGGACTGTACGCGTTAGCAGTAGCTTGAGTGTTCGCCGCAGCGTTCATACCAGAACCAAGCAACATTCCCGCCTGCTGACTCGCTGCCGTGCCTCTAGCGCCAATATTGACACCAATATCCAATGGCTGCTGTCCAAGCCCCTCGACAGTCTGCGCGCTGCCTAGAGCAGTCTGATACGGGTTGTAGGCGGCGGTCTGAGTGCCGTACATATCGCGCATCATATTGCCTCCGCTACCAACCAACCCTGCACCATAGGTGGCGTACTGCTGACCACCCAAAGTAGCCTGGGATGCCAACTGGAGGTCTTGCATCCTCTTAGCGTTATAGTACGCCTCAAGTTGCGGGTTCGCTGCGGCCATAGTGCCGTCAGTCGTTCCGCCAGTAGCCAAACCTAGCCGCCCTTGCGCCTGCAACTGGGACTGCAACTGAGACAGCTCACGCTCACGATACGGCGCGAGAAGCGCTTGCTGTTCAGCCATGTACTTAGCCGCCTGCTCTTGCGGAGAGGAGGTTAGGTATTGGTTGCCGAGTGTCATCATCCGGTTCGCTGCCGTACCCATTGGCGCTGTAGCCGCTGGAGCTGCGCCTGCTTGTGTTAGCCCTTGGTTTGACAGCGCCATGAGCGCGTTCTGTTGGGCTAGCAGTTCAGGCGAAAGCGTGTAGCCAGCGGAAACAAGGTTCCCAGTAGCCGGGTCGTAGCCGTAGTTCGACGCGCCGAAACGGGTAGTTACCCCGACCGGGCGGAACTTAGACATCTCGGCTTGCAACTTGGCAACATCAAGTTGTGTCTGCGCTTGCTGGTTTAGCGCCTTGGTAGCGGCATCTCCACTTAGAAGTGAGCCACCAATGTTAGCGGCTCCAGTAAGGAGACCTCCAATACCGCTAGTTATACCCCACGATTTAAGAACATTGTTAATATCTTGCCCCGTCTGTTGTGCTGTTCTCCAGGCACTATCCCAAACACTCTGGCTCTCAGGGGCGACATAAACACCCGCCCCGCCGCCAGGGCCAGAAGGTGTGTTTGGCCCCCCGTAAACAGAAGTACCATCACCTGCAACATCGTAAGATGCGATTAAATTTTGGTATTCTTCGGCGGTTATAGGGTTGCTATTCCAATCTAAATATATGTTCTGAACACCGCCGCCAGGGCCGTCAGCGGTGTTTGGCCCGCCAAAAACTGAAGTGCCAACCCCAGAAACAGCATTAGGGTCGTTCTCCAACAACCCGTAAAAATAATCTTCAAACATCCCCATACTATGCTCCTATCGGCCTGGGTGCGCGTAGCACTCGCGTATTCTGTGACATCATGCCTTGACCTCTTGGTGGGGGCGCTCGTAAGACTCTGAGTGCTGTTGGTTGTAGAGGTGGCATTGCTCCGGCGGATGGCGCACCTGTGTATGCCACGACATTACCACCACCACCCGTTGAGGTCAAGCCTCCAGAGTCGCCTGCTGCCATACCCGTTTGTGCTGACGGTACACCTAATCCGGTCAGCCCCGCCTGCATCTGATTAGCTCTCGCCGGGACGCTGGAGATTGACCTACCAAGCGCCAACGCTGCCGCTAAATTACCTGCCGCAGCAGCAGGGCCAGCACGCATTACTGTATTCCCTGCGTTGAACAACCCCATCCCGCCAGACAACACGTTTCCGATGTTGTTAGCTGCGTTAATAGCGTTTGCTCCAACGGTTCCCGGATTATTCGCGGCGTACTTGTTAGCTACGTTACCAAGCACCCCAAAGGCAGCTTGAGTAAGCATGCCTTTGATTGCCGCAGCGGGGGCGACAGCTAAAGAAAGGGCTTGAGCACCGTACTTAATTACAGGTGAGTTAAATATATCCTTAACAGTTGCCCATGCTTCAGAATCTTGAGCATACTGCTGATCCGGTGTGAGTGGAACTGGTGTGGCTGCGGTCACTTCAGCGGGGGGTTGAGTGTCAGGCATAGTGCCGTCATAAGTGCTTGCTTCAGCTATAGCGGCTTGCTGCGCTGCTGCTTCCTGATCCGCCTGTAATGCTGCGCCAGCGTCGGCGTACATTTGCGTAGTAGCACCTGTGTTGGGATCGACATATACGGGAGGGGCAGCATCGACTACAGGCGCAGGCGCTTGCTCTGCCGCTACATACCCACCGCCCGGCCCACCGCCATACCCATAGGAGCCTCCGCTACCATCACCCCCCATACCCGTTCCGGTACTGTTAGGGGCGTTTGGACCATAGCTTCCCGTCGATCCTTGGGCAGCACCAGCGTTGTACCCTCCGTTATACCCACCACCGCCACCGCCAGGGCCACCACACATATCAAGCCGCCTTCAAGAAAGTTTCGCCCATCTTGGCGTAGCCTAGATGGTCGTATATATGGACAGCCCCCATATCGCCGGTACACACATTGGGCCTGATTTGTTTGACTCTAGGGTCGTATTTAGCCCACTCAGTAAATGAATTTACAAGCATGACAGCCACCTTGGTTTTCTTTATCCGTGACAGTTGGGGAATTGCGTACAAGAAAAACTCATACGCTATACAATCCTTGCTGAAATACGCTTTTTCAATGCTTCCGGCCATAGACCCAACAATCTTACGATCTAACTCAACTACATCAAAAAAACACTTGCTGTTTATAACCCAAGTCAGAAACGCTTTCAACTCGTTTTCGTCAAAAGACATACTCGAAAATGAACTGTTACCGTGCATTTCTCGACCCTGATGCAGCAACACGTCGAGGTCGGCTAACGTAGCTCGGCGCAGGGTCAGCATTAAGCCGCCTTCCTTGGCCTACCTCGGCCTTTCAGCACTTGCCCTTGGGCATTTTTGGCGTCGTTTTCGTAGATTTTCCGTATGGGGCCGAAGGCTTCTGCATGTCTTTCATCTTGGGAACGATCAGCAGCACTGCTTTTTTGGGCTTGGATTGCGCTTTCACTTAGAACCTCCTTGTAGTTTTCCTGTTTTCGCAAACGTGCAATATCGTCCTCTCGTGTCAGAGAGATTGTGTTTCCAGACCTGAGACAACGAAAAACAGCCATTTAACCTCCTTGAAGTACGGCGGCACGCAGAACTGCTGAGCTGGACGCACTTACGAGTAGTCTGATAGCTCCGACCGGCGCAGAATAAGCAAACTCAAACGAAGCTGACTTAGCCCCTGTTGAGTGATCCCACCAAAGCGTCGGGTACGCACTGTTCCAATCCTGGTATGAATGCTGTACCTTGTAGGTGACAGTTCCACTCACGAGCTGTACGCCGATACCAATAGCGATGGGGCTGGTGTTCAGGTTAGGCAAGATCGTGTTAGATACGCTGTCGATCAAATTACCGACAATTACTGTTCCCGCTACAGTTCCAGTGTGTGTGATACCCGTAATCGTCTTAAAGTACTTGGTTGTGTCACTGTTGCTGGCGTTAGTCCCTGCAACTGTTTCTGAAACTGCTCTACCATCAGAATCCGTACCAGTGATTGTGAAGGTGATCCCGGAATCATCGCCGCCAGATGTAAGACGAACAAGGTGCGCTCCAGTATTGGTGATCGTAGCTACACCACCAGTAGCGAACGCGCCGTTGATCAGAATCGCTCCAGCAGCAGGAGATTGAGAAGCGCAAACGCCGTCAGCATCGACAGCGGTGGGTGTCAGCCGCAGGGGGCCGTAAGCGTTAATTTCCATCGCAACTCCAAAAGAGACAGGGGCCGAAGCCCCTGTTTATTACCAAGCCGGACGGCCAATCAGCATCTTAAACCCGCCACCGTTGAGTGTGTCCGCGTCATACGCATCAGCAGCGTCATCAATGTTGAAGATTTTCAACTTCACAGTATCAGCCGCCGAGACAAAGGCGTTAGCCGTAATCTCAGCATTAGCGTCAGCCTGAGATGCACCGAAACTAAAACCCAACACCATGTCGCCAAGCGCTACACCAGGGACAGTCAGCGTCAGCAGGATACTAACATCGTCTGCAATAGCATCCTGATCAGTAACCGTACCTGTAACCGCCCACATCTCTTTGAACATGCCTTGAAACTGCTTGTTCCCCTGTTCTACACGGGAAACTGCCATCGTATTTGCCATGATTCCTACTCCTTAAATTTGTTGAGGTACTCGATTGCCTTTTGAAGCAGAGAAACATCATCTTTGAACTGGCCTAATCCAGTATTGCAATACGCACACAAAAGTTTTCGCACGAGGCCGCTATCATGACAATGATCCACAACTAGCCCGTCTGTACCACTATCAGGCCGATCACATTCGCAAATAGCGCATTTTCCTTCCTGCAAGTCATATAGTTGCCTATATTCTTTGAGCGTGATGCCGTATGTTCTTTTGAGAACGGCATTACGCTTTTTGTCAGGATCGGCATGATGCGCTTTTTTACGCCTTTCATTGTCCCGCTTAGTACGCTCTGGATCATTCGCTCTTTGTTCCCTACGTTCAGCATTCAATCTGTCTTTGTTTTTAGCTGTCCAATCTCGCATATATGCGTTGTAGGCATCCCTACTTTCGCTTCGTTTGCTAGATGCCTTCTTAACGTCAAGTTCTCTGGCCTTCTCTAAGTTCGCTTCTCTCCATTTTCTGCTGTAGTTTCTTACTCTTTCAGCGTACTCTGGGTCGTTTGCGCGTCTTGCTTTAAGAACTTCCGGTTTGCTTGGCATATATCCTCCGAGTGAATTAACACCCAGAGGATATCTCAGACTAAGCTACAAGTCAACTTGGAACTATGATCGCTAATGCGGCATAATCCCTCAGCTCTTTTACCCCATACACGCAGTCCGAAGTCACCAGAGTACCAAGGTACTCTTGCTTGTACTGCGACTGGGTGCGGATGCTTTGCTGTTCGGCAAGGCACATGGCATCCTTATGCAGCAACAGGCAAGCGCGGTACTTGGTGATTGAGCCAGAAATCGTGACCGATTCACCAAGGGAGTCAGTACCTGTCGTTGGGGAAGTCGAAGAGAACGACACAAACTGCGTGCTAGTTCCGCTATCGACATGAATCCACGGGCAGTTAGTGGAGGTAAAGACTTCCACACCATATAGATTACCCAAGCGACCCGTCTTGATGACTTCACCGCTACCAACGAACGCTTGCTCAGTGAAGCGCGAGATGCCACGCAGAACAGCCGCCTCAACCGGAGGGATAACGAAAGACAGTTCAGCGCTGTTAATATCGCTATCTTCCAGAGTCTGAATCGCCCGACGAATACCCGCGTCAGTTAGAGCCGTACCGTTACCGACACCAGAACCAGCAGCGCCTGAGAAGTTAGTCGAACCATCACCGCCGATAACACCCTTCTCATAAGAAGTGGAGCCAGTACCAGACAACGTACCACCTTGGAACGTAGCGCCCAACAGATGCAAGTCACGATCTACCTGCTTCGACAGCGCATAACCACCATCGTCCGTGTAGAACTTACGCATCGAAGAGAGCGCTTGCATCTCAGCAATATCTTCGTACAGTTTGCTGTACTCGAAATGCTTGTTGATCGCCACATCAATGACGCCAGCAGTGTCAGCGATGATGGTGACAGCGGTATTGACCGCTTTGGCAGTAGCCGAGCCACGCGCCGGGACAGGAAGATGAAGGGTGTCACCCTTCTTACCCTTGAACGAAATAGGTGTGACGAGGTTGCCGAGAACAAGTTTCTGCTTGTAAGCGGCAATAACTTCGTCCGACCACTGTTCCGGAATAAAGTTAGCTGCAACGACTACGCCAGTGTGATTAGAACCTAAACCCATGATATTACTCCTGAAAAAGAAAAAGATGTATGCTACTTCACGCGGCCCTCTTGGTATGCGCGATCAATTTCATCTTGCATCGCCTCATACTTGCGTGGGTCACGCAGTCTAAGATTCAACAGATCAACCCGTCTAAACACCCTTTTTCCTGTTTCGCCGGAGCCTCCGGTATCCACTGCCGCCTGATTCAAAGTCTGTTTCCTGGCTTTTGTTTCGACCTCGGAAACTGGTCTTTGCTTCGCTTGTTGCAGTAGTTTGTAAGCCCCAAGCAACTGATCGGCAGCATCAACATCGTAGCCTTCAGCCTGCTGGAACAACTGCATTCTGATTCTATTAGACCGAACCCAATCAGCGAATTCGCTATCCTGGACGATCTGAGCATAGTCAGGGTGCAACTGATTCAACTGCTGTAAGGCTTTTTCCCGTTGGATTTGCAGCGTGTATTGCTCTGCTGCCTTAACCTTCGGGTTGTTTTCTACTGCTAACCGTATTGCTTCTTGCGGATTCTCGAAAAAGTCTATTTCAACTGGTTGCTCTACTTCCGGCTTCTTGTGCAGTTGCGATTTGATCAGTTCATCAGCAAGTTTTCGGACTTCTCCTACTTCGCGCCCCTGACGGTCAATCAGCTTTTCGGCTTCTTGGTGCATCTTGATAATGTCCTCAACGGACTTACCACGATACTTTTCAGGTAACTGCGGCTCTTGCTGCGTTTCGGCTTGTTGAAGTTCCTGCTCTACAGCTTCCAACTCGCCAATCTCTTGTTGCAACTCCAAATCTTGCACTTCAGCCATGTTGTCTCCTGCCTCATCGGTTCTCAGGTTAAAAATCAAGGGTTGTAGGATTACTCCTACCTTGTTGTTGTGGTGTTTATACCTTCATGTAGGTATCCTGTCAAGTTAATTCTGTATAACCAGAAGGTGTAGCGATCCTGACAATCTGTTTCCTGCTACCTTCGCCCCAGGTATGGCAGAGATTTTTACCACGGCCCCGGCGGGGATTTCTCTATACCGCATGTCCGCCGTATGGGTTCCGCCAGAAGATAACGATGCAACATCCAGGAAATGGTATGAAGTGCTTAGGGAATCATCGTCCGAGAATACAGTAGCGCGCAACTTAGTATCCATTGTCGTTCCAGAGGCTTCCACATCATAGTCGAGTATGTGTCCGTGGTATCCAGTAGGGATTTTATATCTAAGCGATTGTGATCTATTGCCTCCCGCGCGGATCATCTCCATCGTAGTGGCCTCCGTAGCCACCCCGTTGATACTGGATATTGTCAGGTCGCCAGCGGCGATGCGATCTGCCGTGGTCGAGTGGTACGACTCCATCCATTGAATGAATGTGAATCCAGAACCTATAGACACCGCAGTGGTGCCATTGAGGTTGGCCGTAGTTGTCTGCTGATCACCCGATGCGTCGAGATACACAATGCGGATGCGATCAACACCTGTCCCTCCCGTTGCATCCTGGGCCGACGTGCTGTTGATGTAGTACGTCGTCCCTACCGATGGTGTGTTCATTACGTCCTGCCCACCCACAAGATACGCGCAGCAGTCCCCGAGGGCCGATGTTGAATTCCACGTATTGCGCCAGCCGAAGATGTTATAAATCCTTGCCGCTTTGCTTCCGATAGCCCTGTCATGGGTGGCGCAATAGTCAGGAGTAGCTACGCAAACAGGGGTAGCGCGAAGCTGTGCATCAGTAAGACCAGAAGAAGGGAATTGTGTAATCATCTTAGCTCATTACCGCTGATATTGACTGTGATCCCTGCTGCGGAGCCTATCCCCTGGATAAAATCGCCAGCGTTTAGCTCCTGCAGACCAGTCCATTGAATCAATGTGTTTCCGGGTATCGTAACTGTAGGAAACAGCATATTTGATGACCCTACAGCCACTCCAACAGGCACAAGGTGAATAGCGCAAGTTATCGGGGCAGCAGTGGTATTTGACAGGCATATATCCATTACCTCAGTTCTGTAGTTCAGCGGAACCGTATAAAGTAGAGTGCCTGATCCCGTAGTGATGGCCCCCTGCCCCAACTTCTTCATTGCGCGTTCTTTCTTCTGGTGATCCGGGCGTGTTATTACCTAATGCCCGCCCACCTGTCATGCGCTCCCGGAAAAGCGCCTGTTATACCTTCCAACTTCACGTTAGGCATACCGACCATACGATATGCAACACCCCCGCAGTCGCACTGAATCTGTGTGAAGTGGGTATCTACGAAACGCTCTTGCTCCACCCCACAAAAGCCACATTTGAAATCCCTAAGAAGTCTCATTTTTCAAGTCCTCATACACTTTTTCACTCGTCTGCTTGAGGCTGAGTATCCATCGAAGTATTGAAAGCTCGCCTCGCCTGAAATGCAACGTCTTTTCGTCCTGCACACCTGAAATTTCGTTTGTAGCCAGTTCCATACCTTTGACATCATCAAGCAAATCCTTCCACCCTTGCGTTGCCATCATGGAAAACCGATCTTCGTAATATTTCTCTAGTTCCTTGTCCATTAGCTTGCCCAAGTAGCACCAGTCCAACGTTTAACAACACATGGAACCCAATTTGACCCATCCCAACGTCTGAACACAGGGAAGTCCCAAGCCGATCCGTTCCATATAGCCAGCCCAGACCCAAGAGTACCACCTACAAGTTCCGCAAGTTGCCCTTGAGAAGAAGATAGACTGGCCTCAATAAGCCCTACAAGCGCTGCTGTTTGCCCTTGACCTGACTCAATAAACTCATCAAATGCCTGTACCTCGCCTAAAGCGGAGGCAGTCTGTCCTTGACTGGTAGAGGACGTTCCTTCTACCTGTGCCAGCGCGCCTGTTGTTTGTGCCTGTGAAGTATCTGAGTAACCTAGAAACGTACCATATTCGGACAGGCCAAACTCGGCAAGTCCATACTCAGCCGTACCAAATACAGTTACACGGTTGTATTGCCCTACATTGTATTCTGCAAGGCCATACTCATCATACGTTGCCATTGATTACAGGCCAGCGGTAGCATTCTTAACGTCGTGGGTGAAGCTCGTACAACCAACAGTCGCGCCAGTGAGGAACCCACCGAGAGTCAAATTACACCCTGACACACCTACAGACACGTCCATCAGCACAGTGGAACCATCCGCCTTGGTAATGCGCGCCCATGTAGGTGTTATGTCAGCAATAGCTACCCCGCTAGTGATCGCATTAGCGGTTAGAACACCGCCTGATGCAGCAGCAAAGGCGGTAGCGTTCAAAGTAAGAGTTACACCAAGAGTCTGTGTAGTAACCGCCGTGTCTGCTGTAGCAGGCTGCGTTCCATCATAAATCTTGATCTTGCCGCCGTTAAACAGAGCGTTCAAAGCGTCGGCTTGTGTATTCACAACAAGATCGCTGAGTTGAGTATTGAGTGCCATGTGTTACTCCTAAGTCTGAATCCAAAGATCGTTAAGTTGCGGGTTGCTTGGGGCAGTCGAAGACAAGATGATCTGATCCTTATTAGTGGATGTAGCAATCACTTTGTTCGCTGGCGACTCGATCTTCCCTGCGTCAATGATCCGCCCACTAGACATGCGAATGATCAGATGCCCGTCAATCTCTACCGACGCCTCCTCAACTATCTCAGCAGGCAGCGGTACAACTTTCGGAATGCGCTCTTGCGCCTGCATCTCCAACTTGGAGATACGACGATCTATCGCATCCACCACCACGTTTGATGTAGTGTTACCACCTGGGGGCGGCGGCATCATCACGGTCTTGACTACTGGAGGCGCTTTCTCGATAGCAGACAGCCTCCTGTCCAGCACATCAAGCCACTTGCCGATAAACAGGCTTACACCAGTCAGTTTCGCCTCTGCACTTACCTCCGGTTTAAGGAGCTGAACCAACCGTTTCATACTCATTGCTGTCTCCCAGCTTCAGGCAAGGCAAGTCTGACTTTTTTCAGGTACTCATTGTCTTTACGCTGCATCTGCGCTTTGGCGATTCGCTCGTTGGAGTCAATATCCTTCTCTTTGAGCATCAGTTCAGCAATCTTGGCCCTGCGTTCGAAGTCTGCGCCCTCATCGTTCTCGTTGAGGTTATTAG